CTATATATCATACCTAATACTCTTTAAGTAATTTTCAAAAAGCAGCAAACCTAATGGTGCTAATTTATCCTGCCAGATTGATTTGATAGTATCGTTATTATCTATCTTTATAATAGCTTGATCAATAACCATACCTGTGTCCCAACCATCATCTAATTGATATAAAGAGCCACCTGTCACAGCATCACCTGCGTTAAATGCGTCTGCGATGGCGGTTTTACCTTTATGTGCTGGCAGTAGACTTGGATGATAACCGATAGCACCTAGTCTAGCCTTAGCTCTAGCATTAGCACCTACAAAACAGTAGGCGTGTGCCATCAAGATTACATCGATACCATCTGGTACCGCACTTGCTACTAATGTCTTACCATGAGTAGCCACGGGAATAGCTAACCTATCAGCCAGTATCGCCGTTCTATCATCCAAACACGGTACTGATACCAATACAACCTCAATATCACCCATATCAATACAACGCTTAAGCAACTGCTCAGCTAGCCATTTTTGACCGACTATCATCACTTTAATCATAGTCAGCCCCTAGATAACGAAAGCCTTGCACAGCTCGAAAGTGCATCCCATAAGTGGTAGTACTATTTTTAGATGGTTTACCCCCATGCAGCTGCCCACTAATCTGCGTCCATTTTGAATCACGTCTTAGAGCTGCTGCTAAGTTTGGATGGCTAGTATGAAAAATAGTGCGGAGTGGCTTGTTATAACGATTTTCAGCATTTAACCAGTGCTCGCACACCTGATTTAAAAAGCGCATACCAATACCAGCACCTTGCCACTCAGGCATTACTACCAGTCGACACGCTCGTGCTTCGATGAGACCAGGGCGCGTTGATACTGCAAGATGAGCGACTAGCTCTCCATCGACTACTGCCACGTAATTAGTAGCGGCAATCATACGCGGTATCTTTAGATAGTGATGCGGCTCAAATAAGTGCCAAAACTGCCAGTTGGTCTCGTAGATGTCAAAGTTGATGGCTGGGCGTTGCCAAAGACTCCCCCGTGTAAATTCACCTTTGGAGGTGTCATACACCCAATCAGGTTGTAGCCAATCAAGTACATCGTAATGGCAAGTCAAAAGTACTGCCTGCTTACCTTTTGTACGACGCCAAGACTTTGCAAAAGCATTAGCACCAATACAAGCAATCTGACGATCAACGACACTACTAAACTCATCTATAATCAATCGCTCAGGCGCATCAGCTAACGCACGTGCAAGGTTAGCGCGAAATTGCTCACCATTACTTAGTACATGATAAGGTCGTAGCCATGCAGGTACAGTGCCCAGACCAACTGCTGATAGACATGCGGTGGCATCATCAATGCTGCCATTGACGGCTATCTGGTCAATAATGGGCTGGGTTTTATCCCACTTAGGGTTATGGATCGGTGTGCCGCGCCATAGCTTTTTACCGATACTCGTTTTACCTGTACCAGAGCCGCCCACTATGACGCCAATCTGCCAATCGTTGTCATCAATGGGTAGGTCGGCAGTGATATTAACGTTTGCGCCTTGCTCAACGTTAAACAGGCTTTTAATACGAGCAGCACGGTAACTGTCGTGGTCGGTACACTGATGCTTGATATCAATATTCATACGACCACCACCTTAAGGCTGTAGCCTTGCATATTTAGCTGGTCATAGACGCTCTTTTGATGAGTTTCATCATCGCAGTTAATGATAACGCCAAACTTTGGCTTATATTTAAAGCCGTTACGAGCAGGCGCTTTGGGATCGACCTTTGGATTCTTTTTGCGTGTGGCCACGAGTATTTCCTTCTTTAGTTTGAGACTCGTGGTCTTCTGATAGGGCGTTCTGGACGCTCAAATGGTTAATGGTCTTACAACGGCTACATTTGATAGATAGTTTGTCAAAATTGCCGATTTTGAGTAGTTTTTTGCCACACTCTTGGCATGAAATAAACTGCATAATTTTTCCTGTGCTTAGCGTTAGAATCGCGTTAGATTCTGTGTTACACTCCGCTCGCTGTGTACACGGCGACGGAGCCTCGGCTTTGCGACAGGTACTGTCTGTCAAAGAGTGGTAATATAATGCTCCAACATTTTATTACCGCTCCGTTTTCTTTATTCGATACGTTCCCAGCAGTCAAGTGTCTTGGATGGCTGCATGTTATTGTGAGCCTTACCGCCACCAGTATTACTTGTACCGACGTTAGCTTCCATACCACTCGTATTCTGTGTACCAGCACGTATATTGCCGTCGATATTACCCGAATGAATATCAGCAGTATGACTATGACTTGGCATTTCTTCTACAGTCAAGGTATGCTCATGCTCACCGTACTCCTTGCTATGTGTCCTAAAGTTTATGTGATCCTCAGGATCATCTGAAAAACCAACTGCGACACGCCCCTGTAGTGCTCGCTGCCACTTACCATAACCTTTATATTCTGCTACTGCTTCAGCTGTAACAAAATGCTTAGACGTCCAAAACAGTTCACCGACTTGTGTGTCTTCATAAGTACGTGCTTCGAGTTCATTTAAGCGCTCACGGTCTTTTTCAAACATACTTTTATATTCTTTAATAGAATCCTCAAGTACCTTTTTTTTACCAAATTCCTGAACCAAAGCTTTTAAAAGCTGCCCGTTATCAGACTTGTCCAATGTCAGTCCTAAACCTTCAATCACATTGGCTACCTCCTCTTGGAGTGCGTTTGACCACTCAGGCGTGAAGTAAGTAGCGTCTTGATTTGGCAGATCAGCATTGTCATGAAAGCCTGTTTTACCGTCACCATTTGCGTTTTCACGCGCGGTGGCAGAGTCAATACGATGCATAGTCTATCCTTATTTAATATCAAGTCTGAGAGAGGCGGGTAAGTAGTTTTTTGATAAACAGCTCATATCTGCCTTGATCGGTTTGGCAAGTGTCAATGTCACACGAAATCGCAGCCGTGCAGTATTTAGCGGGTCAACACACGACCCTAAACACTGCATAGGCACGTAAGTTTGCACTGCCAGCACGGTCTGATCGTAGCGAGCAAACAGCTTGTAGAGACCCTCTAAATTAAGCAGTACGTGCCCTTCTCTCTTTACACGTTCAATCTCGGCTCGGCGATCATCGACTGTATTGCCGACATCACTTTGACCACATAAGAGTGGCAAGCCGTACTCACGCTCAAACTCATCAATCAGCTCGTCTGGTATGCCATTTAATACTGCAAAAATACGCGCTGCTGATACCTTGACCAACTCTAACGCTTTGCTGTGTGCTACTATATCTTTATATATAACTGTCTTATGGCTATGGTCATATGCCCCATATGGTAGGTGTTGCATGAGCGCATCTGCTATTTTGTTTGTCTCACTCATGAGGTCACCATGACATTGGCAGGGCGTATCCAGCCTACTTGCTCCATACTGACAGTAGGATTAACATTGACATTTGGCGTTAACTGCACATCAATCATGCCTTCTACAGCCATAATAAGACTATACAGCACCGCTGCTTTGTAGCTCTCAGCGGGTATCATTGCTTTTAGATAGTCATTGATGATTGCGCTAATCTCACCCGTATTAACATTAACGCCTGTGATTTTAGCGGTCACATCAAACGCAATTATGGTGGGCTTAAAAGTGCGCACATCTTCCCAGAATGCCGTAGTATCTTTTAAAACTTGCTCAGATTGAGCCAGTAAGCTGTCGCTTGGTAAAGTTGCCCCATTAGCGCCTTGTGCCGTGATAGCAACATCAACGCTACCAGCGCCGCGACGTAAGGGATAAACGTAAGCATTAGCGACACCAGACACACCCAATACTGCTTGGCGCAAGTCTTCTGTACGTGACAAACTTTTACCCAGCTTTTTCTTGTTCCAGAGCCTTGAGCGCCATCTTTCTAGGCTTTCACCGTCTGATCCACCACTGATTACATCTACACCTGCTACGCTTTGTAGTCCCGCGACTGGTGATACCCACCTCAACGTGCCAGTGGCATTAAATGCTGCACCGCTATTACTTGCTTGCACTGGTACAGCCACCTGTTTTTTAGCAGACAAAGTGACATTTATAGTGGTCTGCCAATAGCGTCCAAAACCATCAGTCAGTTTGCTACCAACGGGCAAGATGCCCCCATCAGTGTTACCTGAAGCCCATACCTGACCCGTTGCTGTCGAGCCACCAAGACGGGGCAAATCCAGCTCATCAGCGTGTATATAAAGGTAAGGCTCATCTGCCGTCTGAATGAAAAGTTGTTTTAAAATATACTCTTGATGACTGTACAAGCCCTCAGCAACCGCCGCTGTACCTGATGCACGCACGTCTGCATCTGAGTCACGCTGTGGCAGTATGCCAGTTTGATTGACATACTCTTGCATGATGACGGCTTTGATATTGCTATATTTAGGGGTTTGATACATTATCCAGCTACCTGTACGTTAATAGATGTATTAGTGGCACTACCGTCCGCTTGTACCAATTCAGCTTTTATCAATAAATGGCCTGACTCAACATTGCCCGCAGTCACAATAATATTGTTTAGATAATATGGTGCGCGTAATGGCTCTAACGCTTGTTTTGCCCACGCAATCGCTTGTCTACGCATACGCGGTACATCCTTGCTACGCTTAAGCTTATACAGTTCACTGCCGAGCTGACTATCACTAAAACATGATCCTTTTGGCGTTAATAAGCGCAAATAGGCCGCTTCTGCTAGTGCTTCAGCACCTGTAAATGGTGGTGCGTTAATACCATCCAGCGTGTAGTCATTGGTGGTTTGGTCAAAGCGCATCAGCAGCTCCCATTAGTACAGTTGGCGGTGATGTACCTTCAGCTGTATGACCGTGGATATTGTATGCCTCGCGCATGATTTGCATAGAGCCAGCTTTGTCTGATACATCGCCTGTGGCTTTGATATTGCCATCAACCTCTAAGTTGGTATTAATCTTGACCCTATCACTTAACAACCGAATCTCAACGCCATGCTGGTTATAGACCACAGTTTCACCCTCTTTTAGCTCCACCGCTACCGAGTCTTGACCAGCGACGATGACAAAATTACGTGCTTTGCCGCTCATCGGTAACATAATTACTTCAGCATCTTCAGGTAGCCAACTGGCAAACCCTACCTGCTGATATAGCGGTACATCATTGACCAGCTCACCGCTTAAGCCAAGTACCTGCAACGCTTTATTACCAGTACGCTTGATCGTGCCGATGATTGCTTGGCGAACAGCTGGTGCTTGTTTAAATGGGTTCATGTCTTACTCACTTTTTAATCAGATCAGCGTACTTGACTGGTTGCATCCAGTCCTCACGGCGTTTTAGTCGCAGCTCAGTAGTCTTGCCATTGGCGCGTGATGTCAGCATTGTGCGACCATAAATCACCCAATCACCAACAGCGCGCGGCAAGACATTACTATCAAAACTTACTTCCCAGCCTGTTCGCCACGCCTGACCATTGTGTGTCCAACCTGATACTGGCAAGGTTAAGTCCGTCGCATCTAGCCAAGCATCAGCCATTGCTTTAGCGGCGAATTTCTCCGCTTCCGCTTGTGTATCCGAGCGGCTATCGTTAATGATGCGGTGTCGTTTGAGCACCATGCGATCACTTGTGACTTTAGTTTTAAAGTTTTTGCCCTTATCGTTTTGGCCTACCACTTCCATCGTGCTAAATGCGTTTGAGATGTCATATTGATAGTCAGCATCGAGTACGTTGTTTTGCTCGTATCTATCGTCGTTGTACAGATAAAATTTAGGCTTAACGGCTGGCTGTGGTACATCAAACGGATTACCGATCATCAGTGCGCCATCAGCTGATAGCCATACATACTGACCACTCGCTTGTGCTGCCGCTGTTAGCACATCCCAGACCGACTCACCAATATCTACACCCGTCTTACCTTTGAGCCAATCGTTTTGCACTTTGCCAATGGTAATAGGCAGGTTTGACAAATCACCACCTGTCACATAACGCTTGATCAGCTCAGACAGACTAAGATTGGCAGCGGCATCGATGGGTGCGTGACAATCAATTAGCTGTCCTGCTAGGTCGCGCCCTGATAAATTAGTGCTTAAACCTGTGCGTCCTACGCGCTGACCAATACGGTCTAATATGCCTGTCAATACGGTCTCACCGTTACAGCTCACCGTGCAGCTTGATCCTGCTTTGACATAATCAGGCAATACGTCTTGCTCGGCATCAAACCAGCTAAAACTAAACGCGTCCGCTGGTACGCCAATATCACTATCGACACTTAGATCATCCCATGTCGAGCACACCACGCCGTCGATATGTAGTGCCATTTTTTCTGTGTCGTTATCGGGCATAGCATGACACCTGTGTACCTGCATCAATGACAGATGCATCAACCAGTCCACGATTGAGCCGCGATAGCTCATCCGCGCGCGTATGGTCAGCGTATAGTAGATGCGCTAATAAACGCCAAGTACACGGCACTGTAACTGTGTGCTTAGTCAGCGGCGGACGACTATTAATCGTAGCGTCAGTCAATGCTTGCAGTTGGGCGGCAGCTTTTTTAAGGTCACGAATAATAGGCGTAACATCTGTATTGACGACAGGCAACGATTGGTCATTTTGTGTACTATCATCAGCACGTACCTGATCGATTGCCTCTTGTACTTGTTGACGCGCTTCATCATTGATCGCAATCAAATCACTTGGCGTCAATGTAGGATTGCGCTGTTCTTCCTTTAATATTTCAATGACGCCACGACTAATCATCGCAGCTGGTAGTACTTGTCCTGTTCTGCGTAGCGGTGGCACATCACTATCACCGAACACATCGCCAATGGCTTTGATATGGTTAAACAGACGCCGCCAATTGTTCATTGGATCGTAGTCCAGCGGTAGCGTCTTAACAATACCGTCCACGTCACCGACGATACTACCTAACCACACTGGTGGATCAAGTAAGTCATCTACACGTACCAGGTTTGTGCCAAGATTCGTCCGTACTGCGCGTAGTTTGCTACGTATAGTTTCAGGGATACTACGAGATTGCGTGATAGCGGCCTCAGTGCCAATAGCATCAAGCTGCTCTTGATAAACTGTCAGCTCCTCCGCTGGCGTTGCTAAGATAATGCTGTCCGCTGCTTGGCTAGTGGCAGGCATTGGTTCAGGTGTAAAATGCTGAATATTTCGTTTTGAGCCACTTACAATAAACTGTAGCTCAACCGTACAGCCGTCTACGATGTCACTATCGTGCTTGACTCTATAACTTGCGCAAATAGCCTCTTGTGCGCCAAACACGGGATGTATCAGCTCACCTGAGCCTTTGGCATCTAGCGCATTGAGTAAGTCTTCTAACGCCTGTTCATAGTCCACACCTTCTACAAGTGCGGTCATGCTTATATTTTTGGGATTGTTACCCATATCATGGATATCAGCATCATTAGCATACGGCGCTTGATGAGTCGCAAGCGCCTTGTCTTGGCTGTCATCAACGCCAAAATATTCAAACTCAACACCGCGAAAGGATGCGTCATATAAATTTTCTTGCCATGCCATTTATGCGCTCGCAATACTCGTGAGAAAGTAAGTTCATTATGGAATAATAGGATAGGCGTTTATAGGTGACGAAGTTCCGAGAAACCTGAAATATAGATATCTATTTCCTAGTTATTTAAAATACAGTACCATAGGCAAGAACAAACATAAGCAAAGAGATGGTCTAGTATTTACGAAAGCATGATCAGATTGAGAATAGATTTATTAGTTATATGTATAATAATTTTGATTGTTAGTAGGAGAAAAAATAATGAATCTGAACTTCAAAGTGATGATGATACTGGCAGGATTTTTACTAATTTTACTGATGGTCTTCGTAAACAAGTCAATTAGAGAAAAACAACCTGCAGCTGGTGTACCAGTAAGCATTACTGTAATGTTTACTGAGACTGTAACGACTCCTATTCTTACACAAGTATAATTTTTCTATATATTTAAAATAAAACAATAAAGCAGTATCTGAGCAGGAGTAAAGATGAATATATATGTACTTTTAGGAGTTTGGTTAGTACTTTGGATCGGTGGATGGTGGATAGCAAAAAACAAAATTAAGGCTAAACAGCCGATAGGTATGGGTTGGTTGATCAGCTTGCCTTTTCTGATAGTTTGGATGTTAATTGCAGGGAGTTTTCAAACAGAACAAACGTTACCAGTAGAGCCAGTCAGCGCGCCAGTTGCAGAGAAAGTTGTAACAGCACCTTCTACAACTCCAACCATCCATAATGATCCTGAGATGGCATTGTCCTTTGCAAAAGAGCGATTAGCAAAACTAAAATCAGACTATGCAAAGAACGAAGTGCTTTATCAAAACAAAGATACCCAAGGATTGCGCGACATTCGTAGCGAATTATTAAATACTATAGAAGTCGATGAATATAAGCCTCCATCAGAAATGCACTTTTTTATGGGATGTTATGAAGCTTATAATGAGATAGTTCCAATCAACTCTTATTATATAGGCGACTCTATACATCAAGATGGTTACAACGTAGAACAAATTGCAGACCACAAAGCAAACTATGAATACTGGTTAGGGCTTTGTGAAGAAAATATCAAATCAAGCTCAGAGCTTTAACGATAAGGTCCGAACTTACCGCGCTTACTTTGCTTACCAATCTCATCCATCATATTCATTGCCGTCGAGTGTCCACCAATAGTGATTGTTGGATTAAATGTTGGAGCTGGTTTACTGGCAATAGCTTGCAGCTGACCAATCATCTGTCCTTGTTGGGCTATCATTTGCCCCTGCTGGCTCATGATTTGACTTTGGATTTGTTTAGTTTGGGCTTGTTCAGAAACCATCTGGTCTTGCTTTTGCGCAGTCTGCTGGTTTTGCTGTATTAAGCTATTAAAATGAGCATCCAGCGCTTGCTGGCTACTTTCAACGCCCATGTTAGCAAGCGCGGTATGAATAGTGCCGCCAATGGCATCCGATAACCCAGCATTTTTTTCGATATACCCTTTATTTATTAGCGTACCTGCGCCATAGCCAAGTGCGCCAGAGTAAGCAACGGCAGCACCTGAGGCTGATACCAGCGCACTGCCACCAGCTATAGCACCGCGTCCAAGCGCGCCGCCTACACGACCAAGTACACCGCCTGCGCGACCTAATAATCCACCAGCTGCTGCGCCTGCGCCTGCCGCACCAGCACCACCAGCTAAAGAGCTGACTACACCAGCAGCGGCAACTGCTGCTAATGCAAGACCTGCACCATATGCAGCAGTTGCCAGTCCTTCATGTTTTTCCATAAAGCCGCCAAGCGATTGGTTAAAACCGCTTAGCTGCTCATTGACCTGTTTATATAAACCATAGTTGATATTAAGCTGCTCTTGCTGGCGATCCATTGCCGTTGCCCACTCATCACCTTTAAACAGCTCATGCAGCCCATCAACTGTACCACCTGCGTTATCTAGGCCAGACTTAATACGTTCATTCTCTGAGCCGTTAGTACTGATCGCGAGCGCTGCCATTAGCGCCTGTCTATCAGCGATGACCTCACCTAAATTTGAGCCTTCTAGCATTGTGCTCATCTGCTCATATAGTGCTTTAGCTTCTTGCCCTTTTGCATTACCCGCTTGCTTCTTAAGGGCTTGATATTGCGAGTCGCCAGCCAGCTGGCGTTCAAGTAAGCTGACAAATGCATCAATCTGATCCACACCTTGTAATTTTTGTTGCCGTGCGTACGCTGACCAATCAAGGCCGCCGCCTAGCTCTTTTGGTAGTTGTGGATCACCAGCCTGTGGTTCGATTTGCTTATTTATTTGCTTACTAAATTCACGTGAGCTTATTTTCTGCAATAGATTGACGACATTGTTACCCGCCTCATCTTGATTACCAGCCGTATTGATAGCGACCTGATTGAGCGCTACAATCTTTTTCAGACCATCAAGTCCTCCATAGCCCGCAGCCTTAGCAAGCGGTAATTGGCGACTAAGATATTGCGCCATCGTGTCATACTCAAACCCACCCAATTGTCCACCAGCCACAGCGATATCTTGTCCAAGTGATATTTGATTAGGGTTTAGTCCAAAGTTTTTGAGCTGTAAAGTCACAGCAGCAGCGTCTGGCGCGGTCGCACCCGATACAAACGACGCCCGTTGTGTGACGCCCAGCACTTGTTTTACTGATGCTAAATCATACGCACCGCTTGCAATAAGTGTATCTGCCGCCTCAAGTCCACCCTCACGCGTGCCGCCACCACTGCGTACCGCAGCCATTACCGTTTTATCTAGTTCAACTTTGACCAGCTTACGATCGCTGATACTCATACCCTTGCCGTATGTTGCTGTTCCTGACGTTCGGGCTAGCTGTTCATCATACGTGCGTGCAGGCTTAATTTGACTATTAACCACGGCAGCGCCTGCTACGACACCACCGACCATAGCACCAGCACCCTGCATCTTACCCATCAATGTACCTGAAGTACGCAGCTCACCATTAAGTCGTCGCACTTCCTCTCGCATCGCACGCTGGGCACGCCGCAGATCGTTAGCGGATGCCACGCCACTTGAACGCAAACGACGATAGGCGCGTTCTTGGTTGCGTATCTCTTGATGTACTTGGCGCTGGGTACGAATACCGAGGCGTTGCATATCATTGATAGAACGCGTATCACGAATATTTTGCTGAGCGATACGCCGTAGCTCAGCGCCAGCATTGCCTGTGAGCAATAGTCGTAAACTAACGGTTTGAGTAGACATAAAAACGCCCTATGTAATGGTTTTTGATTTACGACGAGCAGCAACCAACTTACGTGGTTTGGCATTGGATGCAGGAGGCGATGGTGGTGTAGACACAGGATTCGCTGGATTGTTTGCTGGTTGTTTAGACTTAGTGACATTAGGCGATAATCCGAGCATATCTAACGCCATATCGACAGGCATACCCCAAGCATCAGCATAAGGTACGCCCATCTTAATGAGTAACCCTACTAGGCGGACTTGGTTGCTTGCTCGCGCTCTTTTTTTTCCAGTGTCATGCGCGCAATTTCCAATCGCTGCCCGTCTTGACGGCTGGCGCTATCTAGCTCGTCATACGTTAGCGCACGACCAAGTGTAGGTACGTGTGTCATTACTGCGAGATCGACCAGCACTTGCAAGTCTGTCTCACTAGCATTCATGGACGCCGCATAGCTTTGTCCGACCGTGATAGGACGCAGCTCTACTTTTGTATACCGTACTCCATCGATGCAGATGCCAACTGGCAATGTCACCTTTTCGATAATATCTGTCGCTGGATTCTCTTTTGCTTTAGTCATGATTATTCCTGTTTTTTCGTACTATATTTTGGTTAGTAGGATTAAGTGGCCGCTTGCCCTTCGCCGATTTTATCGAGCGCGAACATCTCAATAGATCGCATTGCTTCACCGTCAAGCTTATAGCTCTCCGATACGTCCGTTGCTTCACAGCCTGTGTAAGTCGTGCGATGACCACCGTCCAGCGACTCAATTGTAATGCGTCCGTCTTCAATATTTGCCCAATCGATATCACCTGATTCGGGGATGATGACTTCGACTGACAGCGTAATAGAGCTTGTTGTTTTGGTTTTTTTTCGGGTGCGGCCTTGACGGTTCATCGTTGCGACAGGCTTCTTACCCGTCACAAGCTTAGGGCTGACACTTGCACAGTCAAACTCACGCCCGTCCACCGTTAGCACGATTGTGCCGACTACATCTGCTTCACTCATGGGTTATCCTTAAATTAATAAACGTCTAGCGTAGTGTTAATAACTTGCATACCGCGCACCCAATGCGACGGAATACGAGCATCTACCGCTGTTTTATCTGCCGTACTTTGCATCACAGTCAGCTCATTTTTGGTAGAGGCCACGTGCTCGAGTATTTCGGCATCGTCCATTTTTAGGCAACGATCAAGAAGTAGGCTGCGTAAATCCCGACGAGACGCATCAGTATTTTTGCGGCGTGGATTTGCTGCTACTGCTGCACGTAGGTCTCGGCGTACATAACGCAGTACCAACGCACCATTAATATCCAGCAAAAGATCATCCGCTTGACCAGTCACTGGATTTGTACGGTATGTACTGATTAATCGCACAATCTCAGGCTTGCTGTCATGACCTACATTAACCATCGCCACGCCATCATTTAATGCTTGCTCGATGCGGGTTTTGGTCAAGCGTAGACTGCCGTCAACAACTGGTAGCGCAGATAATTTACAACCGTTAAACGGTAGCGCTGGATCAGCTTCGCTTGCAATAGTCGCTGCAATACTTGCTGATAGTTCTGGCTCAAAGCCAATCGCGCCGTGATAGCACACCGCAATGATTCGGTAGCACGATTTGACTGACGCAAAGTTTGCAAAGGCGGTAGCATCGTCGACATCGTCAAACGGCACAATCAGAATGGCATCATTTTGTTCAGTTTTGGATGATACAAAGTCTAAGTGTTCGACCCACGCATCAGCATCAGCCTCGAGCGTAATTGGCGCATCAAGTGCGATTAGTGAGTGCCCGTGTGGGGCTAGTATTTGGTTTGGCATGTATAGCTCCATAATGCTTACTTGTAGATAAGGACAAGAATTTAAATTAAGTCGGTATTGGAACGGGATTTAATTCAGGTTCGGGAATAGAGATCTGAATTGCACAATCAGCAGTAAACTCAATATAGTCACCATCTGCATGATAAACAGCTGGTGCTAGTCCATTACTGTCAAGTACAGCTACCTTATTGACCAATCTTGCCTTAACTAGATTAAAGGCATCACTATAATCTGGAGCATCCGAGTAGCGAGGTGGCAGTGTTAGCATCTCAGCAGCCGTACAGCGCATAACTTTAAGTGTTGTACGCTCTGTTATGACTGTCATTTCATTACTGACTTGAGCTTCAATTAAAAGCGAGTTGAAATTTTCAAAGCTTGTTGACTCTACCAGCGCACGCCACTCTTCTTCCGACATGATGTAGGAGCCATTTACAAACGGCACTTGTGTTGATAATTCATCTCTTAAGCTCTGCTGTGTAAAGCACGTGAGGCTTAAGCTATCGGGATGACCGACTGAGTTTTCTGAATCTGCTGTATGACCAATAAGGCAACCATAGGGCGTGCCCGTTATTGATATTGTTGGTACCGCATAAGTCCATTTAGACTTAAAACCAAAAAAATTATAAAGGTGACTAAAGACAATGAGATCGTCAAGATTGCCAACTGAGTCAACGTCATACTCAAGATTTGCGCCTGTAAAGCTAATAATAAAAGAGGGACTGTTGCCGACTTGTACTTTTAGACATGATGAGATCATGAAAAATATCCTTTAATTATTCTTTAAGATGGTAATTGATCGTCTGGTAGTGGCAAGTCAAGATTGATGTAGCTGACACTAGACCCTTTTCCCTTTCCCACAGTTTCAACACGCACCCCCTGCGATATACTCAAAGCCGCCGCCATCATACGACCCGCTTTAGAGTCAGCACCGCTAACGATATCCGCTGTAGCGGTGTCATAGATGGGTGTGGGGTTTGTAGGTGCTTTAGTGTCACCAGTGACGAAAACAATGCGATGATCTTGCGTTGGCAGACCCGTCCGCTGCGTCTGCGTATTGATGTCGGTATAGATACCAGGCGTTTTCATAGTTATTCCTTAAGCTCTTAAATTTAAAGGGGTTAAATCAATTTGGTCAGACGCTAGTACACGCGGGTCATCAGCTGCATTGCCGTCAGTATCAAAATAGATATAGTCCATATTGATACGCTCAATGAATGGCACATCGGCATCACGGTCTGGGTCTGAAACGGTGGTACTCGTATGCCAGTCATACGCCAAGACGCTAACAACTTGATTACTCGTTTTTGAATTAAACAGCGACGTAATTTCGCCCGCGTCCAACGGATCAATAGCCAGTCCCATGCGGTTACCCAATAGCGCATTTTCGACCAGCTCAATAAGTTGATAGCTGCCAATATTAAGCATTGTCCCATCAGCCTTAAATGCGCCCTGACGACTTGTTTCCTCACGTCGTCCAGAATTTGCTGCCACAAGCACCGTAAAGACATAATCACGCTCTCGCTTTTTTGCACTCAGTTTTTTAGGCTTGGATGAGGATTTGAACGTTACCCAGATCGCAGGGAACGAGGCGACTATTTGCGCAAACTCATCAGGTGACTCGGCATCAAAGTCTCCCGCGTAGCTCTTAATACCACGGACAAAACCACCGCCATGCGCTTGGTTGTATTCGTGTAGCGTATCTTTGATAGCCTGTTCTATCTGAGCCAGCATGATTTTTGCCTTTTAATATTGAGAGTTGCCAAACACGCTTGGACGTCCGCTTGTCATCTGTGCAAGATTAATACTCGGCGCTGCGTTCGTTTCAGCCGTACCAGCACCAATTCCAATCTCTCCCTTATTAACTGCTTTTAGGTTTTTCACTGCCAAGTCATAACGCTTTTCATCGCGCTCGCTGACCCGTGCGTTACCTAGTGCCACGTGATAGCGCGCGACATCGCACGCCATCATTTGGACAAAGGGTGAGCCTAGCACCGTAGGTACGTTCATTTGCTTAGCAAGGTAGGCATCTACTTCTGAATTGGCAGAGATAATGGCCGCTTGTAGCTTTGACTCATTGATTTCGCCCGTGTAAGGCACTTCGGTGTCGGTGATTTCGACTAAGTCTTCTTTGCCAAAACGCGTAATCATTGACTCTATTGTTGCGTAAGTAGACATCGTTACCTCTTAGTTAATAGCTATCCAGCGTTAGGCTCATGTTATAGGTCAGCGTTTATGCGTAGCCTTTTAACATCAACTGCCAAAAGCCGTAACCTGCGCCATAGCGAGCTTCAGCACCAAACTTGTATGTGCCACGCATAAATACATCAGGCGCGTTCAAATCAGTCTGAGAAACAAATACAGGCCTCTTACGCTCTTGCAGAATCAAAGCTTTGACTGGCATAGAAGTATCTTGTAGATACCATTCGCCCGATTTAATATCACTAATGACTAACAGTTCGGCTGAGCCTTTGTAGATATTTTGATCGCCGTTTTCTAACTTATCAGCAGTCAATAGAGTACGTGCCGTATCTTCCAAGTCCGTTCCTACGATAAGTAAGTTCGGCTTAATTTTTAGGCTACGGCCTTCTTCATCGGTGTACGTACGCATCTTGGTACGGGCAACACCATAGCTAGCTTTTGCAGCAGCGGCAGACTCAGCAGACAGTGCTTTATTGAGCACATTGCTAACTTTAGTATCTTTGTCCTTAACTGTGACAGGATGTTGTGTACTAAAAAACGGTTTGCCGTCATAACATAGATTCGTATCACCATCGTTAATCAGTTCCGCGATTAGCTCATCAGGTAGTTGCTTGGCAGACCACGCCGCTTGCTGTGACATATTGTTATATTGACCAATATTATCGTCTTCGATATCGTTTTTCTTAACTTCGACGGTGACTTCAAAATCATCATTGACGATGCTGTAACCTTGCTTGGATAACTTATTGATGACTTTGTCACCGATCCATTTGCGCATACGTGGCATTCTAGATAGCCATGCATAGGTCTCTTGTGAGTTAGAGCTTGGTACGACCATTGCCACTTGTTTATAAAAGCTCTCAGTTTTATTAAACGTATCGTTATAGACTTTCTTAAGCCCAGCGGCGATAGCATTTAGCGTTTGTGCATTGACGTTCATAGCGTGTCCTTGATGTTAGTATTAATTTGATTCATTCGTATCGCGGTGTGGATTAAGCGCCGAGCATACCCACAGGCGCACCGCCAATCTCGACCCACGCCTTACCGCTATAATCGACACCCATCAGCGTACCGACACCCAATGCCGCAGGATCACCATCAGTAAATTTGCCAACGGTATTTTTTGCGGTCAGCACCACAGTAGTACCGATATCAGCGGCAGTGACTGGATTTGTCGCATCATTAGCAAGCAAAAACTGACGATTACGCGTGATCACGATTGTATTATTGGACGCTGGTGCTTCAGGGCTAGCAGTCGTTTCAGATCGACCCATCAAGTATTTGGCATCTGCATCAGTCGCAGGCACTGCCTCTCCCGTACTATTGACCGCTACCAGCTCACCCTCAGTGATAGTGGTGATAGCAGCAATCATTAAGGGCAATGAGATACCATCGCGGTATGGTGTATTTAGCATGATTTGTCCTTTTAAATTAAGTTAGCAATTTGGAATAACTACTTAGGCGTTAAGCTCCGCAATCATATCGGCGTGCGAGATACCCATACCGTTTGCAACTTCGATTTGCTCAGCTGATAGTGCCGTGATCTTGCCACCCGCGACAGGATCAGGTTTACCAGTTGTTTGCTTTTGATTAAGTGCAGCGATGACAGGCGCGTTATCTAAAAACGCTTTAAAGCCAGCAGGATCAGATGCGGCATATGACTGTGCCCATTTTTCTTGTGCAGGCAATAAACGCCCGTCAGACAGGGCAGCAGTCAATAGCGCAGCATTAGGATCGACTTGATTGCCTTGTAGGGTTGTGATTTTTGCGTTTAGTTCCGCGACGGTTTCAGTCATCGTCTCAACTGGCACGTACTTAGCAGGGTCAGGCTCAACAGTATGAGTAAAAACACTAGACAATGCCGCCAATGGCTTGCCCGTATCGATGGTGACTTTTGCATCAATGGCTTTAGTTTTAAAGTCATCGACTTGCGCGGATAGAGCGGTTACGGCTTCATCTTCAGTCGTTGACTCTTTGAGTCCAAGCGCAGCAATAACATAAGCAAGTAAAGGGTTCATAAATTTGTCCTGATCTTGTTTTAGGGTAAATTTGGCAGATAGCGCGGTCAGCTCATCAAGCGTCAACAATGCGGGTTGATTTGTGATAGCAACGTTCATTACGTTTGTGACATTACCGTCCGTATCGTAAGCAATGACTGGTGACTTATAACGGTACTCATGACCAGCGATCGCTTGTGTCGCTCTGGTCGTCCAGCTTGGTACGCGGTTGCACAGTCCAACGCCATCCACATATTCAAACTGTCCCGCAGCCAACCAACCAGCAGCAGGTGCTGGCTGACCATTTTTCTCGGTGTATAGCGTTTGATGCTCATAGTCGATGACCATGTCAGTCGGGCGCGCGTTTAATAGACTTGCAAGCGGGTAGCCATTACTGGCGTTAAGCTTCCAACTGTCGCACTCGTGTGGTCGCCCGCTGCCGTCACCGCTTCTCGTCTCCCCTTCAGGGAATACTAAAAAATATCCTTCAGGCGTACTAGCAGCGCTGGCAATAGTCAGTGATAGTGCGGCAATGTATGGCGGGGCTATTTTTGACATAGTGTTTGATTCTCTATTTGTCTTGATTGATCTCAGTCTTTTTAGGTGATAACGGCACTACATAACGCCCCCTTAGCACAGGTTCAGCTTAGTAAAGACTTATCATCGCAAATTAATATCTGATTTCTCAGGGGATACAGTTCCGAGTTTTTGAGTGGGCACAAAAAAACGCCCTCTTAGGAGCGTTTAATTTGTAAGTAGAGCAATCACCGCCTTTTATCCTTTGCGCCTGACAGTCGTAAATCTAACGACCCTCTAACGCTATTCATTTACTATATGTCTGAGGCATTATCTGAAACTACGCCTTAAGTGCGCCATAAGCACCTGATTGATACCCGCTTCTGCTTCAGGCTGCAAGTAGCCATTGATATCAATCGGTATGTAAGGACGTGCTGGTATCTTAACTTTACGACCTCGACCTGCCATACCGCCCCATTGTTGTATAGCAGCATACGCGCCCGATTGATTACCACCACCTGCGCTAATAGTGGCACTGGTTGCATCACTAAAGGTTTGTATGCTGTTATATAGCGAATCAGAGCGCCTAAGTAGTCCCGCTGTACTAATACCTAAACGTTCGTAGTTTTTAATCGTTACATCAGATAACGCTGGCCATTTTGGACGCCCTTGCATCCGAAAGTTTTGCTGCGTCTGACTGAGCAATTGCGCGCGTATAGTCCGCATAAGCGGTGCAGTATTACTGGTTTGCCGAGCTGCTTGGTTGAGTACCCGTTGTAGCTCATCTGTAATTAATATCGTTGATATTGTCATATATCGCTCTAAGTTGTTGATATTGACAGCGATTGACGTTACGCTAGCAATAGCATTGGTACTCATAATGGTATGAGGACGGTTGCATTAGCGATTATCAGCATAATCACTAAGCCGTGTGTAGTGGGTTCAATTCCCACCCAATGCCTTCTATTTACTATCGACCGTGCTCAATAAACGCGTATAGTTAGTACCATTGTTCAAGTTACTAGCCGTATCGAGCGAGATAGTACGTATCACATTGCCAATGTAATTTTGCTTCGCTTCGACTACATCGCGCCCCTTTATCCTCTCGTTCATTTTGACAATCAATTTGTAGCTTATGTCTGGTGTATCAAATACCAGTACGGGTGCGTTGGTTATATTGTCCCAATACAAACTATGAGGCGCTGTTAGGTTACGCACAATATTTGCAACCCAGCTGGGATCATGCCGTTTATGTGCCCGATCCAAATGCTGCAACGTAATTCGATCATGCAAAGTAATAACGGCATTTTCTAGCGCCAATCCCTTTTCATCTGCTAGTTTTTGTACAAACTCAGGGCGTACTACACCAACGTGTCGAAACTCACCTTTTGGTCGTGTTGGATCAACACTATCGACCCACGTTTTTACATCGTCATTAAATCGGCTAAGCACTGACGCGCGTCCAAGTACCGCTTGCATACTATTAGCGCCTAGCAGTGCTGGTACTTGTCCCGCTTTATCAAGCATTGGCTGCATCGGTAGCGCATCGCCTGTATGTACCCAGCCCGCATCTGTGCGGTATACGGGCATATTAGGCAAGCGCATGACGTTGACAGGTGCAGTATAAGCCCCATAAGTGCCTTGTACGATGACAGATTCAGTGGTCACATACTGGCTGATATCATCGTATATCGTATAGCCGTCAAGCGCACCATACTGCGCGGCTTGCTCAGCAGTCAGTAATATCTCATCACAGCGGCAGCCATAAGCACAGCGCGGACGGATAGACTGGTAGTAAGGATCATCGCGACGAAATATTTGCCCATTGAGTGATTGGTGACTTGGACGTACGCGGTTATCTCCACGTGATACCCACATCGCATAGGGGTATATATCGTAGTCACCATCGTGTCGGCGCGCCTTGTGATACGCTTGATTGATATTGGTTTCATATATACGCTTTAATCGATGGTCACTACCCAGCTGGACTGGCTTGACACTACCATCAGGTAGCGTCATATCTTTTTTACCCCACCAACCTTTTTCCTTAAGCATCGGCTCGATAGACGCTTGCCATTGCTTAAATGACATATCGCCTTCCATTGCTTCGACCAGTGACTGCTGCACTTGCTTTAGCATATCCATGTCAGTCATCTTAGCAACGACAAAGGCGTGATCGTGCGCACGCCCTTGCACTTCTAGATAGTCAATACTGGCACGAGGCTTTTTGTCTTGTAGATACTGGATAGCATCATCAGGACGGCGACCAAACAGGTTTTGCAGCGTTACGTTAGAATCAGGCATTTACACATCCCCAGCGGGCAATTCTAACGGTTGCTCATGCAATGCACCCCAGAGACCAGCAGCACATAGATATTGTTCAAGATTAGCCGCTAGCTCATCGACTGCCTGATTTGGCTCAGCATTAGACAATAGAGCCAGCGCTTCGTCATAACTTGTTGCAGCCGATAGCTTATCGACCATCGCTTGTCCCAGCTTAGCACTCATATCAGCAATATTATTGTCCCAATCGTCACCAGTAGTGGCCTTATCGATCCCGCGCTCTGCTGTATCAATATTTGCGTGCTCACGCTTGACAGGGTCAGCTTGCGCGGCAAGTGCAGCTCGATGCGCAGCCAGTGCAGCAGTAAGCGCGGTAGGCGTTGCAGTGCTACCCACGCTTAAGATTGGCTCATCCTCACCAGCCATCGGGATACTTAGCTTAGTGTGTAGCCATTCAGCACCAATCCGCATACCATTGACGCCAGCCAGTTTAGGGATAGCTTCACTAAAGGTTGTGATATCTTCTGGCTCTGATAAATCAAACGCGAACTTAGGGTAGCGGCGTGGATGAACACTCGGATAATTTAACCGCATCATCGAAGCTACAATGTCGCGGCTTATAGACGCTGCGAGCTGCTTAGCATCACTATCACGTATTTCAATTCGTGCGACTTCATGAATGTTACCAAGCGCATTAGTGCTAGATTTACCATCGCTTTGAGTAGTCAGCGTACCGCCCAGAATCGCTTTAGACTGTGACAGCTCACACCACTTGATCATTGACTCAAACGGATCACTATTGCCTTTGGCGGCTTCTTTAAAGTCGATTTGCATACCTTGCGGGACAATACCAGCAGCACGGTGCCCTATCTCCATTACTGCACGTAGCAGGGTGAACTTCTCAGATTCGGTAGCGCCAGCAGGATATGTACCTAGACGCATAGGTAGACCATAAATTTCCAAAAACTCAGCCAAATCACGCACTGAGTAGTTTTTAAACACGTATGGCCACGCAAGGATACGGTGCAGTCCACCCCGTACCAGATAGCCGCTTTTGGCTTTGTGCGTGTGCATTAAAAACGCATGATCCCACAGCGCCTCAGGCGCATCGATACCGTTGCCTAGCATCAGCGTTTTATTGTCTGGTGCAATTACAAAGCGTTGTGGTATGACAAACTCAAGCGACTCGACATACCATTTGCTGCCATCGCGTATCCAGTTAATTTCTTGCCCGCTAAAGCCTTTGCCAATCGCATCTAGCGCATCTTTAATGACAATATCAAAATCATTGATCGCGTGCATAAGCGTTTGAATAGTCGCTGCTTGCTCCTTTTCAGCGGCGGTTGCATCGGCTGGCGGCTTGATATACCAGTCCAGCGACAGCAGGCTACGCTTACGCTTATCAAGTTCGGCAAAGATATGACTGTCACGCTCTTCCATGTCCTCAAATAGCGCCAGCATATCGTTCATATTGCCTGATTCTGCACCAGTCAATAGTTGATGTAACTTAGCAGGTGTTAGTCCTACCGCTGGGTGCGTTAGCTCTGGACGCTCCCACACATGGGCACGGTCATCAGCTGCTTGCACTTGTGAGCCGAGCAGCCGCTTGATCTGCTTTTGCGCGACTGGAGCAGCCTGTTTTAGTACTGAATAAAACGACATTAAAAGTCCTTAAAATAATATTGTTAACCAAAACCTACCAGCCACCAGCACTTAAAAACCCACTAAGCGATGCAAGCTTGTCAAATACATCACGCATTCCGCGTGGCATCTCTGATCTATCAATTGGCACTGGTGTCCAATCCAGCTCAGGCGTTGGCGATTTACTCGCATAATCGCAAAGCAAGTGAGCAATACCACTATCGCCGTGGCGCTTACTGCCAGTACTGCTATTGGTACGTTTAGCAGGTATTCGTGCCACGCCTTTAATTTTAGTAAATAGCAAATGATCATCGCGGATATCACGATCTGCTGGCATATCTTCAATCGTGCCATCGGTCAGACACGCGCCAAAGTGTGGTGTATGCTCGGCATACCAGCCTTCACTAAGCTTTACTGCATCGATGCGATGCGCCCCAAACTTGACCTGCAAAGCCTCGGCTAAATACTCACCGTTACCACTGGCATCATTTGCGCCCTGATTAAATCGCGGGGTACGCTCAATCACGTGGATACAGATGCGCTCTTGCTGCTTATAGGGCGTCTTTTCCATCTCTAGCACGTATGGGCAGTAGCGCCCTGTGTTTAGCCTCTCTGCTTGCCACCACATCACACAGGCATCACGATGACGGGCAAAATCAAGTCCATAGTAGTGCGGGTGTGTCTTGTCTAGCGTTAGCAATACAGGGTCGGCAACTTCTTCTAACCACTTGTCTACATGGGTGTTACGGGCGTCCTCAGTCCACAGCTCAAACTCTTTAGGCGCGACAAAACGAATTACTTGCCGCTCATCATTTTGTAGCTTTTCTAGCTGCCCCATTGTCAGCCAGCGTCCTGAGCCTTGCGCTGGGATAACGTCCAGCTCTTCTTCAGCATCATCACCGTAGAATTTGTAGACCTCAGCCATCCACTCATTTTCTTCGGCTGGATCATAATCTCTACCCAACCGCAGACAGACACGCTTATATAACCCTTGCTCTACCGCTTCCTTAAACGTGGTTTTGTGTACTGTGCCGCTACGTTTCAGCGCTCGTACTTCTTGGATTAGATCGTTAAAAGCGTTCTCATCACCGTTGTGCGTTGAAATAATGCGTACTTTACCGCCCCAGATAAGTAGTGCCAGTGCCGCTTTAATGAGTCCTGCCAAGTCTTCATGGAATGCTGCCTCATCAATGACGACTACGCCTTGCTTACCACGTAAGTTAGATGGGCGACTTGATAGCGCCGTGATACGGTTTTTGGCTTTAGGGAATCGGATGGTATAAGTCTTAATCTCTTTGTCGCCGTCCTCATCGACAAAGATGCCCTCCTCGATCTCACTTGCGGCATAGTTAAACGAGCGCGCCCACATTGCACAGGCTTCAATAAACTCCATTGTCATGTCTTGGTTATAGCCAACATAGTAGACATTTTGCCCACCTGACTTTTTATCAGATGCCGCAACCAAAGCACAGTCCGCAGCCTCTGCCCAAGTCAGACCAATACGCCGTGATTTCTCAGCGATCTTAAGCTGTGACTCGTCTGCTATCCATTTTTGTTGATACGGTAGCAGTACTGCTGGCGCTTCCAAATCAGTATTGGCATCAAGTAATGGCGGCGTCTCTTTTTTGGTCATCAGTCTGCAATCCCTAGTATCGCTTTACGTATTTCTTGTACCGCCTTGCCACTCAGACCACCTTTACTTGCCAGCTGCTCAACCTTATCAGCAGCAGCATTGGCTTTGTCTCGTACTTCAATCTGGTGCTTTTTTTGATTGACCGATGCTTTGGACAGTTCCGCAATGCCTTTACTGACTTTAGACAGTGCCGCTAAACGATCCATTGGATTAATATCTTTATCATCATCTAGGCTTTGCAGTTGTACCAGCGCGTTAAAAAACTCTGACTGCATCATCGTAACAACGGTAGACGATAGCGCGCCTGCATCATCAGGATTGCGCTCAGCCATATAGATAGCCGCTTGCGTAGACAATGACACCGCTTGCATCTTCTGTTCATGCTTTTTGCCAAAGCGATGGACAGATGACTTACTAATCTGATAGCCAAGCTCGGTCAGCCAGTCTGTAAGCTCTTGATAGTCTTGAAACCCTGAGTCTTCAAGGCGTACTTTTAATAGCTCCAAATGCTCAGAACTTAGCTGATCTACTGCGCTTTCACGTGCCATTTTCTAACCCCAGTACTTTTCAGGACGCGCAATACCCAAAGGACAATCCACGGTGTATTCGACCATATCGACACCGTTGCTGTTTAGGCAGCTGTGCCAATGACCATCAGGACGTTTAACCAGTACTACAAGCGATTTATTATCAAGGTAGTCCAATTGACTGTGCAGCTCTTTTTTAGTCGTATCAGGATAGATACAGCGCACTACATCAAGTAGTAATGTATCTATAGCCCCTAGCGGACGTGCTTTATCTAGAGCATTGAGCAGATGCCAGCGCATACCTTCTCGGCGACTTTTTGCCATATCAACGGACATCATCATTCCTTATTTTTTTGCTGGATAATCAAGTTATAGACGGCGTCAATCTTGCCTTCCACTACTGTAAAAGAGCGGATGAAATCAGCCTTGGCGACATATTCGCGTGGTAGTTCTGCTTTTAGCTCTAGCATCTCACGATCAAGTTTACGGATAGCATTGGACTCGTTAGCCATCTGATTAGATAGCTGATTCAAATCATGTTTAAGGCCATCATCACGCTCGCGCAATGACGCATCAAAACGGGCAAAAAGTGCCTTTCCTGCGCCCAAAATTGAGCCTGCGATGGTCAAAGCAATTCCAATCGCTTGATAGGTATCTAGCTCTAATATCATCGTCAGTCCTTATCATGGTAGCCTTGACACTCAGCACAACGTATGGCGTGCGGTGCAGCAGCTTTACGCAATGCGCCTATAGGATCATCACAGTCGATACAATCTGTAATATCGTTAGCCGCTGGGGTTTTGATATGTGATAAAGCAGCATTTAGATGCACAGCAGCGATTTTGTTGGCATCATCAATAATGTCACCCATTGCCACCGCCTTTGATTGGCTTGCCCGTGACTAGGCGCAAGATAGCGTTAATAAAGGAGACACCTGAAGCGATTACGCCATAGACCTCTGCACTCATGTGTTGTTCAAGCGCTGGTGTTGCAGAGCTAGCAAGGGTCGCAGCAGTGACGATCAAGTTAAACCAAATGGTTTTTGACTGATACCAATGCTTAGGCTCAGCCTTCACCTGTCCATATTGAGCGGGTAAGTAATTACCCGTCCCTTGTACGTCAAAGCTATTTGTATGCTTTGGTAATTCATCAACGGTCAGCTGGCGAATGTAACTTTCATCAGAGCCACTGGTTTTATCAAAACCAAAGTGCTCTGTATTTTGTGGCTCACAGTTGTCTGTCATGACCTGTCCTTATTGTATTTGGCTAAGCGTATGAGCAGCTGCACTAGCCATCTAATGACTGCCAGTGCGTTCTTTAACTTCTTAAAGCAATTCATAAATCCCTACTTATGCCAAAAACAACGCGCGCTCTTTTTCACGACGAGTTGCTAGACCAGGCTCAAACTCCAGCACACCATTTTTGCGGACTTTATTAAAGGGTAAGAAGCTATCAGCGGCGGCAGCATATTTACCTGCTTTAATGTTGCGATAGACACTAGAGCCTTTCAGCCCCATAATGCCGATGTTGTAGACTAGCGATATCAACGCATCAAACATATTTTGCGTCAGCTCACCGCGCTCAATCTCATCAGCAAACATCATATTGACGGCAGGGCTAAAGTCTTGGTTGAGCACTACCTGTTTGATGTGTGCAGCCTCGCTACGCGTAACAGGCTTATCATTCATACTTACTGCGCGACCATCAGGATAGTATGTTGAGCCATAGCCGATGGTCGGTTTTTTGGCAGTATCAAGGTAAGGATGCGTACGGAATCCCTCAAATTCATTAAGCAGTGCCATACCATCATCAGACAGGCTCATCTCTTCGCCATTAGACCAACCATTCACCTTAGCCAAAATAGCTTTTAATTCAGCTGGATCAGTTAGTGCCAGTAGCTCATTTGCACCATTGACCATAATTTGCGTCAACCGCTTATCGGCTTGTTGTGAGCGCATCCAATCAAAAAATTCTTTCTCGGTTAATACAGTTTGGGTCATAGTCAGCTCGGCAGTCAGATAATAGGATAGTAAAGTTGTGCAATACCGCTATCATCTCAAAGCCAGTGCCCAAAACACGGGGGTAATAGTTCCGAGTTTTTAATTATTTGCAGACACAAAAAAGCCGTTAGATACGCCAATATCTAACGGCAAGGACAATCTTAGAGTTTAAGGTTAATGATCAAACAGCTGGTACTGCACACGGGCATAAGCCTCTTTAGCTTGCGCATCATTATGCTGTTGCACAATCTTACGTACATGACGACTTGTAATAGCATACCCCGCCGCCAACTGATTACTCGTTGCACCTGCTTTATACTGCTCTACAATGCTTGCATTGCGCTGCTTAATTTTTTTCGTTAGCTGCATCGGTAACGTTAAAGTAGTGTTACCCCAGTAATGGCATAAGCGGCGAGCAATGTCATCACCTAGCAGCAGCACCAACCTATGATTAGTCGTTAGTTTTTTTATGGGAGGAATATGCAACTCTTGACCACGGTACGCTGTCACCAGTTGATCAGCAGTCTCTTGACCGAGCAGCATTGCTAGTTCTTGATAGGTTTTAGTATGATGACGATCAGGCATCAGCTTGCACCTCCGTAAGCTTAGCCATTTTTTGATTGTGCTTGGTCAAAGCCGTGACAATACCGCGCAGCTGACGGGGTGTACAAAACGTTAGCGCATCGACTTTGTACATATGTTTTGCCATTGTCTCTGCATATTCCCACGGCTTTTTGCCAACAGTGAGTAGCGCTTCAATCTTGTCTACCAATGCTTTTTTGGCAGCCGCTGCGTCTGGCTTTTTGGTCTGATGTTTTTTGGCGGGTGTCACGGTAAAGCCGTGCTGCTCCATGTGATCGACGACTTTACGTAGCGACGCTGCTGTGCAGTCTTTACTTGAGTTTTTACCTGTCATTTGATATAGCATCTCGCGATATGTGCCGTCATCCAGCCCCAGCTTATTTTTGCCGATATGCACCAGTTGCATCATCTTCTTTTTTTGGGGAGAATACGCCATCGCAGACCTCATAAACACATGATTTATTGGATATTTGTCATTATATCCAAAAGGGAGTGTTTAGAGTTATGAGCCAAAATTATTTTAAACATTAGTTCTAAACATAAAAAACCCGCTATCAGGTGCGTGATAGCGGGTTTTTTATGTTTATGTAGTAGGCGTAAGTTAAGTCTTTACATTCATTGTGGTATGGCATAAATTTAAAACAGCCTATAAGCTTCATCTATCGGCATCTTATCCATTAAATCATAAGGAAGGAAGTATGAGTGATCCAAAAAATAGTGGTAGAAATTCAGAAGATAGAAGGAAAGTTATTATTGAATCAGACCAAGGGGGAAACAAAAAGTCTACCGACCAAGGTCGGACATCATCGCCACCACTTAGATCAATCCCACTGCCTGAGAAGCCTAAAAAGTAATTCTAATACTACTACTTGAAGTTACTTTATATAGCGCATTTCTAAAAATTTTATATCATTTCTAGGAAAGTAAGTAATCATACTGCCATGACCAAGATCTGATATAACCCCATCAATTTTATCCCAATCGTTTTCGTCTTTTTTTATGACATGAGTCACGTAAAACGCGATACCATCATCATCCATAATAAAAGGCGCGAACGGCTGACCATCAAATTCAGATGTATCAAGACACATATAACAACTACCATTATTGTTAAAAAGTTTAATCTGTGTCGCTGTTACCTCTTTATCCGCTGAGAGAGTTTTCCATACATCACCGTCATTGATATGGTGACTAACATTATTTTTATATAGAAACTTCCTCCACAAAGGGCCTAGCCACTTTATCCAAGCATAAGCAAATAAAGGTCCTGAAAATACTGATATGTAAGCTAATGTTGATGTATAAAGGTATAAGATAATAGCTGTCGGCAATCCTAGTACTAGCACTAAAAGCCATATATCAGTTACTTTTTCAGTTTTTCGATAGTCACGTTTTAATAAGGCATATCCAAGATAGCCCGCGACTAGCGTAGCTTGCACTTGAAGTGGTAACTGTAGTAACTCTTGCATGAGCAGCTCCTAATATTTGACTAGTATTATTGCATATAGTGAGAGTACAGTTTATAAAATGGTATGCTGTGTAAAATCTAGCGTAACCGCATGATAAATATATCTATTATTATAGCGATAAGGTAGTGTTTATTATTACCTACAACTTAATTATTAATTTCATGAAAAGAAGTTAGATTATTTATTAGCTTTACATTAAAATTAAACAATAAAACTATTTTTAATGAACATTATTTCATCAACAGGTTAACGCTATGTCAGATTTAAACACACGAGAAGTTAATTTGTCTGATGATCATGTCAAGCGTGTATCAATGGCTTCACCACTTCAGGCTATCGAAGAGCTTGTTTGGAATAGTTTAGATGCGGATGCTACTCGTGTGTCTGTACGTATTGAGTCTAATGACATGGGCAACCAGTCCATTACTATAGAAGATAATGGAGAAGGTATAACAGAAGAGCAAGCCAATACGTATTTGATCTATATCGGTAACTCGTGGAAAGCTTTTAAGTCAGAAACAAAAAGTGGCAGACCTATTCACGGACAGAAAGGTGCAGGAAGGTTTAAGTCCTTTTCTCTTGGCAGGATTGTTGATTGGAAAAGTGTGTATCAAAGGAAAGATGGTTTTTATAAGCTAGATATAAGCTTGAATTCTGATAATGCGAATAAATTTGATATATCGAACCCATCTATATCTAAGGTAAAAGAGACTCAGTCGGTTATAACAATCAGTGAGCTGAACAAAAAAGTTGCTTCCTATAATTTTGAGGATATAAAAACAAAGCTTACCCAGACTTTTGCAGTCCACTTATATACTTTTCCTGAAGTCGAAATAATAGTAAATGGATATCCTATCAATCCTAAAGACGCTATAGAACATATAGAGGATTATGAGTTATCAATAGATAACTTAGACGGAAAGCATACAGTTAAGATCGTTGAATGGTCGAATATTAAGTCAAAAAAAATCTTACTTTGTAAGAACAACGGTACTGTTTTACAAGAGCAAAAACCTGAGCTTTATAAAGTGAGAAATTTAGAATATTCATTTTCTGCTTATCTAAGTAGTGACTATATTACTAAGTTAAATAGTGAGTCTGGTTTAGAGTTGATTGAAATCATGACAGATGGTAAAAATTTACTAGAAGCCTGCTATCAAAAAGTAAATGAACACTTTAAAGAAAAAAAAGATAAGGAAAGACTACATAGACTACAGGGTTGGAAGGATTCAGGAATATATCCTTTCCAAGAAAATAATGATCCTGGTGTTATAGAAATAGCAAAACGTGAAATATTTGACATCATTGCAGCTAAAGTTGAAGACAACTTACCTAAGTTCTCTAAGGCAAACCAGAAGACGAAGAAGTTTACCTTTAAGTTGTTATCTCAAGCTCTTGAAGAAAACCCTCAAGCTATGCAAGCAATTATGACAGAAGTCTTAAATTTGAATAAAGAAGAGCAAGATGAATTCGCTACTCTTCTAGAGAAGACTAGTTTATCTCATATTATCAAATCAGCTAAGGTTGTAGCTGACCGTCTTGATTTCTTAGAGTCGTTACATACCTTAGTATTTGACTATAAAAACTCTTTATTAGAGCGAGATCAGCTCCATAAAATATTGGAAAGTGAGTCTTGGATTTTTGATGAGCACTTTGCATTAGCTGCTAGCGAAAAGCGCCTTGAAGATGCTCTTAAAATACATCTAAATGAACTAGGAAAACGCTCTGAAGATGATAGTAATGTCTTAATTAATGATGAGAGGCAAGGCAGATTAGATCTCATGCTATCAAAAGCGGTAGAAGTTAGACCAGGACAGAAAGACTATCTGGTCGTTGAGTTAAAACGTCCTAAAAAGAAAATAGACAGTCCTGTTATCGCTCAGATAATGGGATATGCTCAAGCAGTTAGTGAAGACGAAAGATTTAATAAATCTGATTGTAAATGGAAGTTTCTAGCAATTTCTAATGAGCTTGATAGAATCGCGCAGATGACCGCAAATAATGCTAACTCTCCTAAGGGGTGTGTCCATGTAAGCCCTGATGGAGGAATAGAAGTGTATGTCATGACTTGGTCAGAGGTTATAACAAATGCGAAAGTCAGACTACAATTCTATCAGGAGCAGCTAAGATATGAAGCTGATACAGAAACCAGTCTTGCGTACCTTCACAATATGCATAACGAGTTCATCCCTCAGGAAATAAAGAAACAAGCATAGATACAAAACAACCCACTAATAAGTGGGTTGTTTTCAATTCTAAATTACTTTACTTACTCCCCAGTCTCAACTTCAAACGGCTTGATAACAAAATCCTCAATGCCTGAGCTGATGCTAATCCCTTTGATATCCTGCACCGCTTTAGGATCAGCTAAGATAGCGTCTTTATTGATCTCTTCCTTAACTCGGACAAACTTCTTTAACTTACGATCACCTTTCAGCATCTCCAGCAGCTTGTCGACGCCGCGCAGATTCACCTTAGGTGGACGCACACGCCACGACACCTCACCAGTCGTTAGATTGACCGTCTTGCCTTTTTTGCATAGCAAGTCACGATTGACCTCACACCAACTTTGCACGCCATGAGATAGCGTCTCAATGACACCGCGTAGCTCATCGATACGGTCTTTACGCTCATCAATAGCAGTTGCCGTAATATCATTGATTTCCGTCTCTAAGCGAGTGATCTCGCGCTGACTGTTACCCACTTCCGTGATCGCTTCCATTGCTTGCATTTTATTTTGACAGACAAATACGTTTGCTTGGCTTTTTAATTTAATAGCTTTCATAATTTTTCCTTTATTTTAATTTTAGTGAATAGTTGGCGTATTTGCTTGCATGTGCTTAATAGCATCAAGCACATAGCTCTCCACACCTTCTATTTGTCGTCTCTTACCTATAGTGACATTTGACTGTCTAAGTAGTAGCTGATGCCGAGCGCGCATGACACGCTCTTTGGCATCGGGTATATCCGCAAGCGCTATTGCCATCATGTTTGACGCCAGCGCAAAGATCATGGCCTCGTCTGGCGATATTTGATCCGCACTACGCCCGCCCATGACAGCGCCTAAAGTTTTACTATTTTTATTTTTTGACATGACTACCTTCCTTAAATTGAATAATTATTTTCCAACGGTGATCATCACTCATTACAGATAGACCAATGGAGTCAAGGGCTGCACCATGTGCCAGTTTTGCCGCCCATTCGTCAGTAGCGGCTAATGCTGCACTTGCGTTACCTATCACTATCAGCTCAATCCTTGCGCCTTTGCAGGCAACCTTAGGGTTATGCCAATCAAACGTCTCAAGCTCCTGTGCAATCGCTTGATTAGAGGCAGTGTCTAGTTGTTGTGCAGTCATAATGATGCTCCTTCAGGTTTATGCGCGCAGCCTTGACAAGCGCGCCAGTGGCGCAGAGCCGCAGGATTATGAGTCGGCGCATCTGTAAGGGCATGATTGCGGCAGTACTGACGGTCGACTGTCTCACTAGCATAAGGACATAAGACCTGCGTACGATAGGTGATATACGCGTCAGCGATGGTCTTGGTGTTGCCCGTATAGTTACCTGAGAGTGCCAGTGACAAGCTTGGACGCGCGTATTTGATACGGCGCGCTATTTCAGCGTACGAGATACCGAGCTTTTCTTTTTCCTCGTGACAGGCATCGATCCAGTTAGTAGCCGTCACTGGATAGTGTTTCCAGTCTTGCGGGTTTTGAACGTCAGCATCAGCAGCTGTATCAATGGTTGTAGTTTCTATAGTAGACATAGCACACCTCCCAATATTGCAATAGCCAGTAAGATCACCATCACTAGTACGATTAAACGATGTAAGCTTCTGACTTCTTTACGTAAACGCTCCATATCATTCATGGTTGCTTGCTCAAAACTCGGTAAGCGAGTCAGAGCAGCGCGTTGACGTTCTTGGCTCAGATAGTGAGCAGCAGTTTTGTCTGGCGCGATTGCATTAGCTTTGACTTCATCAAACAGTGATTGACCGTTCGTTTGGATAGCATTAGACATGACCTGCCCCCTTCTTTTTAGCTTGTCTAGAATTATTTTTTTCAGCTTGATGCGAGGGCGGTAAGGGTATTTTGGGATCGTACACAACCATACCTAAGTTACCGTCATAGATTTTTTTGCCGCGCTGGACTTCAGGTGCTTTCGGTCCTGTATTAACAGTTAAGGCATATTGCGCAAGCGTTTGATTGTCGTCCGCATTGAGACAAGTGAGATAACCCGCATCGTGTAGATGAAACAGGTAATAGCGCACAGCTTTTTCATTAAGCATCGTCTCACCATCGTTTGCAGACGCAATGATTTGACGAGCATTAAATCTTTTTAAGATACGAGCAGTACGCCAGACGATCTCTTGTGTACTTTGCTTTTTAAGTTGGCCTTTGTTATCAACTTGCGGCGGCTTCTGGCCACAATCCTTGATAACCTTATATAGATAGATGGGTAGATGGTTACTAGTATCGACAGTGCGCGCGATATGTCCCGCTAGCTGCCATTTTTCAAGACATGCTCTGACACGTCCCGTTGTAATTTCTGCGCCGACCTGACTACGTACATCACGAACTGTAAACTCTGATTGAGCAGTGCGGGCAACATCCCACACCTGCTCTTCAAAAGAACGTACTGGTTGCTCTGGTAGCTTGGCGGCGTCAAGTATTGGGTTACGCTTGTAAGAAAACTTAGATGATAAACCAGTATTTTGCATAACATTTTGACAGTCATTTTCGAGTGAGTTTTGACAACGACAACACATAAGATATTCCTTTTAAAATGAGCGTGGTTTAGGTGATTGACCAGTAATAAAGCCATTGGGTAGCAGTTGCTCAAGATCATTCATCGACACAGAGCGGATACCGCATTCGAGCGCGCGCTGTCCCAGCATCTCAATGTTCGTGCAAGTACGGCGTGTTGAGCCACGTACTGCACCAACAAGCTGTTCGAGCACCTGATCGTCAATCGCGATTTTTGGCGCATAAACTTTTGCCAGTAGTGCAGCATCGTTTGCCGTGGCAGGCTGCGCGGGCACCCAGCTATGCACACGACCGTGGAAGCGCTCCCAGCGTTCAAGCTTTTTGGGTAGCATCTCCTCCCCGATAATCAATATCGTGCCCTGTGATGACTCATAAATGTCGCGAATCATCTCAATCTTGTTTCCTTTTACAAGATGATCAGCTTCGTCAATAATCAGTGGGCGACCTGATTTTGCTAACTCCTCTGCAATTTGACCGAGCATCTCTGCCGCTGTTTTAGCAGCTGGAATGGTCATCTCGCGCAGTACCGACTCCAAAAAGCTCTTTTTAGTGCAAATGCTCGTCGCCTGTACGTAATAAGCATTTAGCTTATTGGCGATATAGCTGGCAGCAGACGACTTACCGTCGCCGCTTCGACCGTAAAACACACCGATTCCTGGTAAGCTAGGATGTCGGCTTTGTATACGCTCTATTGCTTCAAAGCACACCGCCACATTCGTGACTTGCGCTACCCCAACAGCCATAGCCGTATTGACATTGTTCATTACTTCACGCATGATTTAATCTCCTATGATTGAGTATGCGTACTTGATCAGGCGGTAGTCATTGCAGTGACTACCGCCACCTTTTTAGGGCTACCTAAGTAGCTAACCCCACTTAAAAAACACTTTAGTACCGTACTGCTCTTCATGAGCGGCTTGATACGCCTTCATTTTTATTCCAAATATTTTCGACTCTGGATATAGCTCGTAAAAGTCTTTGTCACCAGCATCCAGCTCATTACCAGCTTTGACTTTCTCATACAGACCAAGCCACCGTTCAAACTTCTCATCTTGCGTCATATCCGTATTGCTTTTAGGCTGTGGTATGACAACCGTTTGCGGCGATGCGAAAGTTTTTTTCTCTTTGCTTTCATTATTGATGCTATTTAGCTTGTCAAACGTGGCTTGCATAGTGGTCACATCAGTACCTTTGCTTTCTACTGTGACCGAATTTTTAGCCAACCGCTCATTGAGTAAGTTTTGCGCACGCTCAATATCAACACTTGGCATCATCTGATCCTGTACATGCTCTAATACGCGGTGCGGTCGCATGTTTTCAAGTGCCGCATCAACATGCACTTTCGCCCGTTTCACTTGACCTTGAGCACGTTTTTCTCTCGCATCACCCAGCGCAGATTGAGCAAAATACCCTTTCTTATTTGCTTCAAACTCAGCGATACATATAAGGCGATGTGTGTTATCGCGCACCCATACACGGCTACCGTCATGAATGTCATAACCGACCAGCATAGTCTCGCCGTGATATTGCTCAAGATCGTGTGAGAAATACTTATTACTAAACAAATTGATCTCACCGCGCAGACATTTGCGCTGTAGGTAAGGTCGATACAAGTCGTCGCGTTCAGCATCTGATACGACAACCAATCCAGTGCCAGCTTTGGTCATAGCATCGACCTGTTCATCCCACATTTTTTGCGGGGTTAAATGCTCACGGCGTCCCGTTGTTTGGTTATAGCGGCGCGGTAGACCAGTGTGTGGCTCATTGTTATAAGCCATGACTGCATCACTTGCGATTTGCAAAAACTCATTCCAGCCGATCAGTGCTTTTGACTCACCAAACGTCTTAATATCTTTGCGTGTTTTCTTAAACACGGCTTGCTTGGCTTGGCTATCCATATCTGCCCCTATATAGGTAGGCAGTTTTTTGGCAAGCCGTATCCAAATTGTTTGATGCACCCGCTCGATAGTCCCGCGCGCTTGTGAGTTGTAGGCGATAGAGTGTTTTACCTCCACACCCATACGTGTCATAAGACCCGTCGACTCATCTTTCATCATCGTATTTTTATAGCCTGATCCGTTGTCCACATAGAATATGGCTGGTATACCGTAGTCACTTGCTGCGCTAGATATCGCGTCCAGTACGGCAAGGCCAGACTCTGCCAAATCAATGCTATAACCCACCACCATTCTGGTATGCACATCCAATACAGTGGTGATCTCAGGGCGAAACGGCTTGCCAGTATCAGGGTGTGCTACCTCAGCATCGAACGTATGACCATCAGCGGTATACACATCAGACGGCAACAAAACACTGGCGTCACGGCGTACAAACGGCTTGATATTTTTAATCTCACGGCTGCCCATACGTCCCCGCTCACGCTCGACATTGCCGATATGCGTTTCTAAAAAGTATCTTGCCTGATGGTAGCTTGGCATCTCGACATTACTATCAGCGTAAGCCGTTTCAATACGGCGCATGACTTCGGCAAGCTCAGGCTTAGCAGGATCGCTCCATAGTTTTAGCAGTATTCCAGCCCACGGCGGTATTTCAGTCGTGCGAGCTTTTGGCGCTAGTAATGCGACAGCGCTGGCATTGGCATCCGCCTCGCTAGTCTCAAACGCTTTTACCCAATCAAACAAGGTGCGACGACTCACGTTACCGCGCCCATCCTTGCCGCCGCTTTTGGCATTGGCGCGTTTAATAGTTGCGATAAGCGTCTCGTCTAAACGTTTCTCTTTACTGGCTTTTGCAAATGCTTCTATCGCTTTAGTTTTACCCGTCAGCTCAGCGGTTTTCAGTACATAGCGCACTACTCCGATGCGAGCAATAGCGCAATTACGTTGCCATTCGGCAAGCACTGCCGCGCTAGCAACGACATTATTATTGGTGGCCGCCAGTTCAGTAGATGAGGTTTGAGCCACATCGCTAATGTCCGCATCGTCAGCGAGTGTTGCCAACGCTTGTAGCTTCACCTCTTCAAATAACGCATCAGGCAAAACATACTCACGGCGTACACCGCCACGACCAGTGCTGGGAACTTCTACGTACTGCCAGCCATTTTTGTCTGCGTACTTATCCATACCGCGACGCGATTTTGGCAAGCCAGATAGTTCGTAGTTCATAATTTCTGTCATTGTGAACTGATTTTTCATGACAATAGCTCCGCCATCGTGGTATATTTAGCGGCATAGCGTGGTCTAACGCGCTTTTTGTCTACCGTCCAGCGTGTAGGGAACAGTAGCTGTACAGGCACATCAAGGTATTGAGCGATAGCTAACTCGCCTTTAGTAAATGGCTCAGCCAATGCTTTACTAGCAGCGCGATTGTCTACGCCCATCTGCTCGCATAGCTCAGCTAAAGTCACGCCACGCTTACGGATAGCGGACTTAATGTCTTCAGCGTGCCAGCTGCCATCAGGCAGACGTTCCCACTGTTCAAAAATCGGGTAATGCTCAAAGCACAACATAGTAATGACCCCAATCAGCTTAGCTGGTTTATTTTTATTAGGTTCGATTTAGAGTTCGATAAATCAACTTGTAAACATAATAGTTCATAAATAGTTCTATGTAAATAGTTCATAATAAATAAATTGAACTATTTTTAAGATAATTTATTTTCATTATTAATATCAAATACTTATAAATATGGCACTGAATAGGAGAGTCTGGCATGAGTTCCGAATTGACCGAAAATAATATGGAACTGGATACGCCACTCAAAAAACGGCTTTACCAGTTAATGACTGAAGATGAAAAGCAATACCCATTTTCATTTGCTAATCGTGTTGATATAAGTAAATCTACTTTCCATAGCATTTGGACTAAAGGCAGCACCAGTATTCATAAAGGTACAGCCAAAAAAATAGCCGACGCCACAGGTGTGAACGTCGACTGGTTACATAAAGGAATTGGTGAGCCATACAGTACTGACGCGCCGCAAGCAAACGGTACGAGGGCAGATAAGGCCGTAGCGCAAGATCAAAATACAGTAGACGGTAGTATTGACATGACAGTAATGGTAGAAGCCCTGACAATCGTAGATAGCTACTTGATAGAGCATAACAAGCGAATGGAGTCTGACAAAAAGGCTGAACTAGTGGTCAGTATCTATGACATGCTGTGTAAGAACCCAGATGCTGGTACAAGCATCACTACAATGCTTAAACTTGCTGTATAGCTAGATTTATTAACATTTTGGTAGCACGACATATATTGTCGTTTTGGTTTTAAAACACTATTGTCGATAATCAGACTAGCGCGTAAGATAGCCCTGCCACTAACAAGCAGGAGCAGGAAGATATGACGACTTTAGCATTCCCAAAGCCAAGCCAGCAGGGTAATACAAGGGATTTACAGGCACAAAAAAAGGACATAGCCGCGTTACTTAGCAACCATGTCCACCCTAACCCATCGACCAGCGTTACATTGACTGATGCGGCGGGTAAAACGGTTAGTATAAACTGCAATACTGCCAACGCTGCTGAACTGTTAGACCTTGCCATAGGTTTCTTGAATAGCTAA